GTATACGATTACCATATACATAGACAAAAATCATGTCAGCACGAAAATACATTTTACCAAAAAGCTGAACCTGATATAAACGTACACGAGTTTTTAATGTGTGATGATTGTGGATTAGAATTAGACTTACCACAACCTGATGATAACGATTAATGAGAGAAGTCAAAGACATATCACCATCAATGAAATATGGAGATTATATTCTTGGAATTTGTGATCATTATTGCAATAAGAAGGCAAAAAAGTGTAATTTCTATGATTGGTTTACATACCTAGACCATAAATTTATTAAAAGGATGTGTGAAGCCTGTGCATTAAGAGAAACTTGGGGTTATAATTATAAACAAAGAAAGGGTTATAAATTATGGAATGCTTAATTTTTGTTGGTGGTTGTTGGGTTGGTTGCATGTCAGGATTTTTATTATTTGTGTTTTTAAATGGGAATAAATATTAATGGAAGATATGTTAAGTGATTGCTGTGGAGAGCCAATCTACAGATATGAAAAGCATTGGGATGCAGGAATTTGTAAAAAATGCAGACATGTTAATTCTGTTCGCAGAGAAGAAAAAGAGGAATCTGAATAAAGTTGTATATTATAAATTAAGTTAAATGTTTGATATTAAAATAAAACCACAGATAAAAGAATATTCTTTATCTTTAATTAAAAAATATAATTTTGGAAAAAGAAATATAAACAATGGTACAATAGATCAACAGCTTACAGGAATAATAGGACAAAATACAATATTGCATGAATGTAATATGGATTTAATAAAAGGCGATACAGGTTTTGATGGTGGAAAAGATATGAAAGTTGGTCGAAATATTGTAGATATAAAAACTATGACAAGAACTGTTAGACCAAAAATTAATTATATTAATAATTTTGAACCATTGCAAGATAAAAATATTTATAAAACTAACGTATACATATTTGCTTCATTAAATAAAAAAAATGATATATTAACTGTATGTGGATGGATAAGTAGAAATGGATTAAGACAAAAAGGTAAATTTTATAAAAAAGGCGATATTAGACCAAGAGGTATGGAAACAATGTTGTTAACCAAAGACAATATAGAGATTTCCAATTCAGATTTGAATGTGGTGTTTAATTCAGAACACATGTTAGATCAAATATATATGGAAGAAAATAATTGATAAAATTTACTTTTAAAGGTAATCCAATACCTCTTAAAAGACATCGTTCTACTAGATCAGGGCGAATGTATGATCCATCAGCAAAAGACAAGAAACAAATATGGCTACAAATAGCTCGATTTAAGCCAAAAAAACCACTAGAAGGCAATATTCAAATGATTGCTACATTCTATACCAAAAGACCTAAATCTCACTACAGATCAGGCAAATACAAACATATTTTAAAAGACAATGCTCCTGAATATAATAAATCTCGTGCTGACCTTGACAATTATATTAAAATGATAATGGACATAATTCAAGGTAAAAACAGATTTATAATTGACGATAGTCAAATATGCAGAATACAGGCAGAAAAAGTTTATGATGAAAAACCAAGAACAGAAATTATCATCGAAGAAATATCTTGATTACATTCGCAGGCAATTTTGCTTGGTTTGTGGTATTAGTCCATGTGATCCTGATCACTTGGAAGCTCGTGGAATGGGTGGTGCAAATAAAAGTGGATTTAAAGATTATACTTGTATTCCTCTTTGTAGAAAACATCACACAGAAAGACATCAGATAGGCAATCAAAAGTTTGAGTATAAATACAATATAAATTTATGGAAAGATGCTTTTAATTTATTGCGAAGGTTTTTTGTTATATGAGATTTACAGCTAAAATAATTAATGGCAAAATAGTATGGCATAATAGTAAAGCTTTAGCAAAGCATTTAAATCTTATTGAGGGTAATGAGTGCTATATTGATATTAAGCCCTCTAAAATGCGAAATACAGCCCAAAACAACTATTATTGGGCAATACTAAAAGAGTTTGGCAGGCAATGTGGGTATCATGCTGAAGAAATGCACGATGTTTGCAAAGCACATTTTAAAATTGGTTCAACTAAAGAAATGAATGTTGATGAATTTTCTGATTATATTGACAGAGTTATTATGTATGCAGCAGAACAAGGTTTTCCTGTTCGTGATCCGAGAAAATCAAGACTTCCCTGATTACCACACCTCTCTAATCGTCATAGAAACATTATAAACATTGTTGGCAACTTGTTTAAATTGAAAGTTGTTTTGGTCAAACATACATATAGCAAATTGATCAGGATTTGAATTGTTGCTATCAGGTTGAAATACAAAAGGTAATACACCACCATTAGTTTTATGTAATACTTGAGATACAAAATTTTTATTACTTGCATCACTTAAAAGTGCAAAATTTCTAGGTGAACTACCTCCAAATCCTAAACTTGTATCAGTTGCAGGATTATAGTCATCTTGTTCATTTTTTAAATAATAATCACCATCATAGGGTGTAGTGTTATTATTGCTTAATCCACTTGCAGGTTGCCTATGTTCCCAATTTGCTAAATTAGATATTTCAGGAAACACATCTTGATCTTGTAAATATGAAAATGATAGATTCCATACCCTTCTGCCATTTATAGCCAAAGGTGTAAGTACATCTGATGCAGGTGCATTAGCATTAGTTTGTTGGTATAAATGCCATGCAGGTAGCCCATTACCCCAATTAGGCTGCTTACTCCAATAACTATTAGTAAGTGTTGATCCACCTTTTGTTTCTAATGTTTTAGTTCCATCATATTCTCTAGTTAAAGTAAGATTTAAATCAGGACTATGTGGCATTGTATAAAATGTTCCATATAAAAATGATGAAAAAAGTTTATCATTTGCCGATGTATAATTGCTAAAATATAATTTAATTGTATTATATGGATTGTTGTGTGCATTATTTGCTGTTCCTATTGAAAAACCTTGATATGGACTTCTTTTATAAATCTCACCAAGATTAACATAATTTAAATATGGTGATTGTGCTAAATTTTGATTGTCTGATCCATATACTACTCTAAAATCAACATTATTTATAATTTCAGCTTGAAAATTATGTCCAAGTAACATAAAAAAACTATTATCATCAGGCATAACATTTGCCCAATTAACAGAATTTTTTATATCAAAACTAATTTCAAAAGGGTCACCTCCTCCACCCTTGAAATTTGTAGCTTCTGTAGAATTTATATATGGTAATTTTTTATAATTTTTCCCACTTAATAGTGTATCATTAGCATTAGAATCTATCATCCCTAATGAATCTAACCATTGTAATGTTGATACCCAAAATCTTGGTCTGCCTACATTTTGATAATTACCTGCCATAAATTACTCCTAATATGATGTTCCTGTAGATATAGATGTTACCTGTGGTGCAGGTGTAGCTAACACTATATCATCTAATTGTTCTTGTGATATTTCTCCTGATAAATACTCATCTGCTAATATTTGATTAGGTTTTTTACTAGGTAAAACTATTGTTCTAACAATAATTCTATCTTTTATATATGTAGTATCCATATCATCTATATTTATTGTAGCATCTTCTGCATTAGTATTTACATTTTGTATGTAATCATTTTGCTCATTTATAGTTACAGATATAAAATCTGCATTAGAATCTACTGCCCTTACAGATGTTATTCTAAATTCTCCTACATAATCAAATAAATCTGCTAATATTCCTGTACCTAGTGGGTAAAATATAACCCTGTTATTTTTAGCAGTTACTACAAATGAATCAGTTGTTTTATCTGTTATTTCTATTGCACCTGTAAAGTTTATTTGTATTGCTCTAATATCACCTTGCACACTACAATTACCATCACCATAATATAAATTAGCCATGTAAAATTCTCCTGCTCAATTCTATTACATCATGCTTTGTTATTTCATCAGTTTTATTTATATCAGCATATTCAGGTTTATTAATTTCTTTACCTTGCACTACATGGTCTGATAATGCTACTAAATCCCTTAAATCTATAACACCATCACCATTTACATCACCTAAATTATTTGATGGCTTATATTCAAATCTAACAAATATTTCTTGTGCTATAGAGTTATTAACAATAACCTGAAATATTATATCAAATGTTTGATCCTGATCTACTTCTTGTATTTTAAACAATTCTGTATCAAAATTAACAAATTCTAATACCTGCTGCGTAGCATCTGTATCTACTTCTAAAGGTATATTAATTTTATCTAATAATATATCTATACCTTGATTATAGGTTTTTACTTTTAAACTAGCATTGTTGTAATATATTTTTTCATTATCTTGATCTGTTTCAATGCCTAAATTAAATGTAATATTTTCTACTGATAATACACCATCTACTATTGATGGAATTATTAAAGTGCTATCTATAATAATACCATTTTTTCTAATTACACCTACTCTTTGACCATTGGTATAGCTTAAAGTACCTAGATAATGTTTATCTGCTACTTTTGCAGGTTTTATATTTGCTGAATTTATTATCATATTGGTTCACCAAAAACATTCATGTTTCCTGAAAAATAATTAGTGGTAACTTCACTATCACCTTCTAATATAATTCCATATACCCATACATCTGCAGGATTACTAATAGCACCTCCTTCAAAAAATCCTAATATGCCACCTAAACTACCACTATCATCTTCATAATTGTAATATTGTGTATTACCTGTTAATTGAAATATTGGAGTTGCACCTGCTAAACCTGTAAATTTAAACTCTCCAATATATTTTATAGATGGGATTTCAGCTTTTAATCTGTCTTGCCAACCATCTGCTGTATCTGTTATATTACCATATGCAAAATTTGTAGGAGTATTAATAGCAGCACCTTGAAAAACATCAGAAGATTCACCATATAAAGTAGTCCATTGAGGAGTTAAAAAATTTATAAGAAGTTCATGTAATTGCTCACATTCTATAGTAACCATATCTAAAGTTTTATTAGTAGATGTTACAATAAAATTAGGAAATAATTTTTGATTATTAAGAATAAAATTATTTTTATAATCTATTCCATAAGGTTTTACATCTCCTAGTAGCTTGTCAAACTCTACTATATCACCAACCTCAATAGGTAAACCAACTGACAATGGTAATTTTACTGTCATAATTAAATGCTGATTTTTATGATAATCTAATAACCATTGACAAAATTTATCAGCAGTTAAATCATCTCTTATGTATTTACCCCTATCATCATCAACTGCTAATGTAGATAAAGAATGATCAGTTATAGCATCTCCATTGTTATCTATAAATCCATAATAATCAAAATAATCTGCATTATTTTCTTGCTTTATTACAGATTTACCAAATTCATCTCTAGCATAATCTATTTTATATTTTAATTCTACTTTTGTTTTTACATCTTCAATTTTTGTTCTTTTATAAGAAAAATCTATAATTTTAGATTCTTGTATTATATGATCAGAACTTGGATTACTAGATGGAATTGTATTAAACTTAAAACTACCTTGATTATTAAAATGTGGTATAAAAGGTGATGCTGATGCTATACTTTCTATTAATTTTTTAGAATTAATTTTTTTATGAACAGTAAATGCATATTGCATATCTGAATATTCAGTAGGCAAGGTTGCTATATTACCTGTATCCACATTTAATTCATTTTGTATTATATTTGATATTACACTAGGTGCAGTTGGTGAAACTCCTACTCCTGATGATAATCTACCTGCAATATTTCCATAAAATATTTTATCATTAAAACTAATATTATACCAATATTTATGTTTTAATTCATTTCCATCAAGGGAAGATAATTTAAATGTAGCATTTGTTGCACCTTGTATAGAAGTAAGTGCTAGTTTAAAAGTATATTCATTATTTGGAAAATCATAAATATTATTAAAACTTGTATCTGCTGTTGTTATAATTTCAGGAGTTGTAAACACTCCCCCACTAGAGCTTCCTGCTAAAACTAAATTATCTCTCAAACCTGTTTTATCATAAAAATTAATTTGTACTTGATATGATGCACCTCCTGATTCAAAAGATGCACCTAATTCACCTGTTAATGCAGAAGCTATTTTTGAACTACTGTCAAAATCTTTAATTTCAGGAAATATTATTTTTAAAATACCTGTTTGAAAATCAATATTAGCTAAATCAGAAATATTTATATTTGCACTTATAACACCTTGCTCTCCTCCATTTCCACCTATATATCCAAAAGTAAAATTATTATTAATCCCTGATGGTTTTCCACTAACACCACCAACAGTAAATTCTTCAGAGGTTATACCATAGCCAATACCACCATCTGATATTTGATTAACTAACCAATGAGAAATTAAATTTTCTCTATAACATTGAATTAATCTTGATGATATTAAATTTTTAACATTTGTATTTTCTAAAGCAGCATCTATATCATCCATATCATCATTAAGTGTAAAATCAAAATTATAAATAGATGGCAAAGTAATAATATTGTTACTTATATAATATTGTTTAGGAATATTATGAGTAGAAAAACCATCTTCATCTTTAATTAAAATTTTTTCTTGGTCTTGTAAAACATGATTATAACCATCATTATTAAAAACATAAATTGCAGGACTTAAATATTCACAATTATCTGTATCAATTTCTTGAACTAATTGTATATCAGGAATACCTTTAATTTGTCCAAGCAAATCATCATCTACACTTGATTCTGAATATTTTTGCAAAAGTGGACTTTTATCAACATATCCATAAACCATAGGAATAGGTTTATTTTTATATTTATCAGGTATATCTTTACCTGTTCCTAAATAATTTTCAGGCAAAGGCAAATCTTTATGTAAATATGCTTGTGATCTATCTTCTAACTCTATTTTTACTTTTTCATCTGTATGTGAATATCTTCTAACTGTTCCTGTATATACTTGAAATGCTCTAAAATACTGATTAGGATCAGCAGGATCATAAGGAACAATATCAAAAAAACCTAAATCTGTAGTTGATGGTGATGACCAAAATATTCTAATCTCTGTATTCATCAAAGAACCAAATTTTTCATATATTTCATCTGATAATCTTGTTCCTTGATATTCTACATTACTGCAATCTAAAGTAACTGAACTTATTTTGTATTTTCTTGTTTCTAAATCTATTGATTCTTTTAAAGATGGAACATTTAATAAAAGTGGCTTAAAATTTACACCTAATCCTGTCAATATATTTCCACTATTTGTTGATAAATAAATAGCATTGTCTTGACCATAAGTTCTTATAACAATTAATGGAACAATACTAGTATGATTGCTTTGTATATCATTATTAAAATTTGCAGGTATTCCTATTGCCATTTATGAAACTCCAAAATCATTACCTTTTCTAATAGCTTCTTTTATTTGCTCTGCTAATTCACCTTCTACATAATCTTGGCTCATAACATTACCTGATACATTTACTGTTACTGATGCACCACCACCTCCACCTTGATTCATACGATTAAGATTTTCAATTCCAATAGATTGTACTGCACTTCTTTGCATGACAAATTCACCCTGTTCTGCCTCTATAATAGTTCCACCCTGTGAATGTCTGCGACCACCAATAAGACCACCTTGTTCAAATTTTAATTTTTTTGCTTCTGTTACTGCACCACCAAACAAAGAGCCAACTGCTGCAGATGCACCTGCTGCAAGAACAACTCCTGCAATACCAAATTTAGCAAAAGCATCTGACATAAAGCTACCAATAGCTTTTACCATTTCTGCTTGTATTACTTGTGCTGCTGCGTTTTGTGCTGCTAGACCTGCATTTTTATAAGACATACCTTGTTTTGCTGCAGATTGAGAAATTGCTTCGCTTGATTCTTTAGCTTTTTTAATTTGCTCATCAAATAATTTATTTATATCTTCTAATGCTTTAGCAAGACCTGTTTTTTCTACAACTCCATCTAATTCATTTTCAATACTTTCTTTTAATTGCTTTATTTGATTTCTTAACATTTCTAATGTTTCAAGCATACCTAGTATATTTGAATCCATATCTCCAAACTTTGAAACAAATTCATCAGACATTCCTGCAATCATAGGTGGTTTAAATTCACCAAATTGTTCTAATCTGCTTAATAAATCTTTTTCGGCTGATTCTAAAAAAGCTAATTCTTCTACCAATGCTTCAAATTCTACCTTTATACTAGCTCCACTAAAAGCATCAAATACTGCCTCTGCACCTCTTGCAAGTAATTCTAATCCTTTAGCTAATGGAATTACTAAAGGCATAAGTGCTTCACCAAGTGCATTAGATGCTTCTATAACTGCTACACGCATTTTTTCCATTTTTTGTGAATTACTTAACTGTTCATCGCCTAAACTAGCAACTTTTTCTCTTGCAGATTCCATCGTAGCTTCTAAAAAAGCAGTTTTCTTTTGTGCATCAGTTAGTTTTTCAGCAGATATTCCTAACTTTTCTGCATAATCTTCATATGCTTCATCTGATTTTACTATAATACCAATGTTATCAAGCATAAGACGAGATTGACGACCAATACCTGTGATAAGTGATTCAACAGATGATGCAGTATCTCTACCTAAAGCTTGACCAAGTCGTTGTGCTATGTCAAACATTTCAGCCATTTCGCTTGAATTTTTAGTAATTCCTAGTATCATTGCATTATTTGCTTGTTGAAATAAATCAAATTCTGATACAGTACCATCAGTAGCTTTTTTTAATTTATCTATAGCTAAAGTACCATTGTTTGCACCACCTTGCAATGTATTAAATGCACGATTTACATCTTGCAAACTAGCAGCTTGTCTTGTAAATTGAATCATTTGTCTAACACCCATTGCCAAAGCAAAATTTACAAGTAAAATTTTAGAACGAAGCGTAGCAAAAGTATTACTTTGAAGCCTGTTATTTCTAATGCCTGTAATAGATTGTTCATTATATTTTTCCTGCTTTCCTTGCAATGAACGAGTAGCATTATCTAATTCTCTTACAGCACGAGTTAGCTCTTTATTTCCTACAGCTTTAAAATTAATTATTATTTTTTCTTCTGCCATCTATCTCATCCCTTTGTTTTTTAGCGAGTGCATTTTTAATGATAAACGCTTTATCAACCCACTTTGCAGGCTGTTCTCCATAACTTCCTTTATAAGGTGATATACCAAACTGCTCACAATAGATATACCTCTCAATGTCTTTTTGATGTTTTCTCGATTGAACAATGTTTCTACAACAAAAAAAAGGTAATTGAGCATTGACCGACTTCGCAATATCAAACTCTTTACCTTTTTCATTCGATTGTTTTACCTCTAATATTAATAAATCAATTACTTGCCATACATCTTCATCACATTTAAATGTGCGTGTTTCACGAACTCCATTAATTAAAACAGGAACTTGTGCATCATACGGATATGTATGGTACTGACAGCCTCCACACCAATCCGAATGAATGTTTATTTCGAGTTGGAGGCGTTCCCTTCCCCCGTTAAGATAAGTTCTTGCATCTTTAAAAAGATTTCAGTTCTTTCTTCAAAGGTTAAGCCTAAAATAAACTCATCACTTGCCTGACCATTAAGCCCATAACGAAGCCATTTGGTAATGGTGGAGTGCATCATTTTCACCCCACCTACATTACCTTTATCGTCATAGGTGTATTCTACACTATCAAGCATTTCATCTCTCTCGTCAAGAGATATATCTTTAATTTTTATTTCACGCCCTGTTTTTAATTTTATAGATTCCATTAACAAGCAACCTCAAATAGTGCATCACTTGATCCAATTCCTGCTCCAACTGCTTTAACTGAAACATCTAACATCATAGCATCGCCCTCATTAAAAGCTACATTTGTCATAACTGATTTAGCAAATTTAAATTCAAATTCTCCATCAGAAGGTGTATTGTCAGTAGACATAAGAGTTTGTCCTTCACCTGCTGCTGCTCCTGAAACTTGATCATGGAAATTTTCAAATAATACATCTGTATTATCATCATATTTAACTGTAAAGTCTGCTGTTGCAGATATTTCACCAACTCTTGCACATGATTCATATCCTGTTGATGTAGCACCCATAAAAACCATATCATTTTCAACATTTAATGAAAAACTACTTACAAGAACATCACTTATACCTGCTAAAACTCTGTAATCTGATACCCAATTACTCATAAAATAATTATTGTTGGTAATTGCTGTATCTGTTGCAATAGCAGTATTTGTTAAATCAGCAGGCAAACTTCCTGTTTTAAATGTAGCAGTAAATTTAATTCTACCACCTTCTGTTCCTGCATCACCATTTAAAGTAATCGCAGTACAAAAACAATCTTTAAATGCTAAAGTATTTCCACTAGAAGGAGAACTATATGCTATAGAAAGTATTTGATTTGCTGTTTGATTTGCTGTTCCTGTTGTAAATGTTTGAGAACCTGAATCACAAGCTAGCAAATAAGGAGATGTATCGCCTTGCGTTAAATTACCCAACATTAAATCTAAAGCTTCAGTAGTAGCAGTACCACTTACTGACATTTCCATAACTTTAGCTTTATTATCTTGAAAAAAATCACTTGCTTGAAGAACACGACTACCTGTCCTATGTTCTAATACTTGGTTTAGATTCAAAGTAGGACTACCAACAGAATCAACATCAACTGCTACCCAATTATTAGCATCATTAGATGCTCCTCCTGTAGAATCAAGATTCATTGTTCCAAAATCATCCTGCTCTGCTATTAAAAATGAAAATTGCTTTGGTGAGTAAGCACTAGCGTTTACAGCCATTATTTAACTCCTTTCTTTTTTGTTTTTTTAACTTGCTCAACTAATTCTGATGCAGGCTTTGGTATTTTATCAACCTCAACCATTTTTCCTAAATTAATTTTTTCTAAAACATTTAAATCAAAACCTGTGTTCATAAAACACCATCCTGAATTTAAACTGATTGGTTTCTCTTTATCTTTTAATTTTATCTTCATAAATTCTCCTGTATAGCACAATAGCAGGACAAAGTCCTGTTTTTTTATTTAAACCAATACTTTAAGTTAATTAACATATACTATTTAATTCTATTATTTTATTTATTATGCACTACTATTTTGATGCAAACACTTATAATCTAAATTAACTAAATATTCTTCAGGATTAGTTGTGTCTAATTCAGAAGATTCTATTCTGCAATTATAAGCTACTGTATTATCTGATAATGTCATTGTGATATTATTGCCTATAATAGTTTCCAATCTTGACAAAATGCGTAAAACTTGATCTGTATCACTTTTTTTAGCATTAATTATTTTAAAATATAAAAATAAATCAATAGAAAATTGTCTTGTTTCTAAATTATCTGAATAATCAATTAGCTCACTACCAACAGGAGATATTCTTAAATATTGATTGCCTTCCATAACATTTCCTAATCCACGATATGTTTTTAAAGTAGATTTAAACTCTGTTTTAACAATGCTTTCTAGTTTATTTAGCACGTTATCCCAATTATTGGTAAAAGTTACTGACATTAGCTAATATTTCCTAGATGTAGACAATTAAAATTCATTTCAACTAAATATTCAAATCCTTCTTCGCCTTCTATAATTTCATAATCTGTAATTCTGCCACTTATAGATTCTGTACTATCAGCTAAAGTTAAGTTTCTATTTTGAGCAATTAGGGATTCTATTCTTGATAAAACACGAAACATCTGTGTTAATGCACTTTTTTTTATGTTGGCATCCATAAAATAATATACTAATTGAAAATTATATTGTCTTAATTCTGCATGAACATATCTTTCTAAAATTTCATTTGTGGTAGGTATGATTTTAAGAAATTGGTTTCCACTATATTCGCCTTCACCAATATAAACTGACATGGTGTTGCCAAATTCAGCTCTAAATTTATTTTGGAGCTTGTCGGCAATATTCTTCCAATTATTTACAAATGTTACAGCCACCTAGAATTATTTACGCTTTTTACACCTGAAGCATCAATATGTTCAGTTGCACCCATAACTTCTATTTCCCATTCATCATTTGCAGCTGCTTCCGTTGTATCTGTTTCACCTGCAAACCTAATCTGTAATCCACCTGCTAAAGGCTGATAGTCGCCATTTATTTTTTCTGCAGTTACTACCTGATTAGTTTTTAATGTATCTGAATTTTTAGTAAATACTGAATAGGTTGCAGTTCCTAGCACGCCACCTGTAATTATTTGCACCTTTACCAAATCAAAAGTACCATTCCACATACCTCTTGTATCTACAGGTCTAATTTTACCATCTGTGTAGGTTACATCTCTTATAATGCCACGAGAAGCATCACGAGTAGTTTGCCAAGATAAGGCAGCTTTGCCATCATTAAGGGCATCAATATTTCCTTGTGCTTCTTCCATAAGAGCAGTAGCAGTTGCATTTGTTGGATCAGTAGAACGAATAAGAAAAGCTGCTGCGATTAGTGCCGTGCTACGAATAATCATGTAATCAAAATTACCACTTTTATCTTTTAGCTGTTCACGAGGCAAATTAGGATCAAGCTTACTATCTAAATATCTACTTGCATCTGTTCTAACCTGCGTAACCATGCTACTAAAATTTTCTCCTGCCTCTATTAAATAATCAGCAGGATTTTTAGTATCTACAAAAATTACACACAAATCTAATAGTGCATCATAAAAAAAAGTAGCACCATCAGAAGCTGAACTTGCATCTTGTATGCTTTCACTTGCATCTACTATAAGCTTTACACCACTACCTATAACATGTTTTACAGCAGTAGTTCCAAACATACCCCTAGCTACAGCAGTTACACCTATTACTGTTCCACTATCTATTGATGTAATAATCATATATTCATCATTTACTTTTATAATATCACCTGTTGCAAGTCCTGTAGATGAGCCTACTGTCATTGTAACTGCATCTTCATCCATTGAACCACCTAATGTAGTTCTGTTAGAAGTATCACTATCTACTAATTTAAGCTTTGGTAGCTTTGCACCATCCCAAAATAAATCAGTTACTAATCCTGTATTATTAGCATAATATATATCTATAGTAGAATCATAGGCATCTGTAAATCCTAATTCCCAACCATAAATAGGAGTTTTAGTATCAAATGCATCTATATTAGGATACACTCTTTTAAGTTCTTTATGCGTGCAATATATTGGTGCAGTAGCCATTTATTTACCTCTCATTTTTCTTCTAACTTTTTTTGAATAACTTGCTCTTTGTTTGCCACTCCTGCTAGCAGCTCTTTTTTTTCTATTTTCATAAGCTTTTTGACTTTTAGTCAATGAAGTTCTTACAGATTTTGGCAAATATCTACCTCTTTTTGATCTAGGCTTTTTTTCATCGCCTTTAGTCAGATAGCCCCAATCTTGTTTAGTCCATTTTTTTAACGATCTCTGTGATTTTTTAAGTGCCATTACCTGTAACCTCCACCTGCTTTTTTATATGCTCTTGCCAACATTTGTGCTTTTCTAGCACTCCATTGACCTGCTCTACCACCTTTACTGCCTGCTTTTATTCTGTAAAACAATCTTCTTCTCATAGCAGGTTTTGTATAATTACCTGCTTTATTAACTGTGCTTTTTTTTCTTCTTTTTACCATTTTTTACACGACCAATATCTTGCTGTTGTTTTATCTGTTGCAGTAGCACATCTGTGCCTTGCTCTAAATGATTTTCTTCTAGCAGGACTAGATTTTTTAATTCGCATATTTGGATCGCCAAACATAACTTTTTTTACTTTTGAGCCTGACTTTACAAATACTTTAAACTTTTTACGACCATAGCCTGCTTGACCTTTGGTAATTCTGCTAGGCTTATTTAATCTAACTGATCTGCCTTGATATTTAGCCATTTCACCTACCTACTTTTTTCATTGCCATTTTATGAGATTGTGTAAAAGTTTTTCCTTTTCTCATAGCAGCTACCATAGCTTTAAGATGTTTTGCAGTATGATGATTTTTGTGTCTACGCATAGATGATTTTTGCCTAGTTGTCAAACCTGCCATGCTAACACCTTTTACATAAGATGTTTTAGGCATTTAATAACTCCTTCTACGTTTTTTCTTTTTAGTCATTTTCTTTTTTTTCTTGCCGTAACCCATACCTTTTTTCATATTTACTCCTTACTTTAATCCTATTACTTCTACTATTGCATTAATTTTACTATTAACGCTTCTTCCTGCTACTGAAACCAAGCTATTACCTACTGTATTAGCATATTCATTACCACCTGAATGTGCTGATCCATAATTAGCATCTACAACAAAGTTTGCATTAGGTGGACAGCCTTGCAAATCTATAGCACCTGTTTCATAATTTATTGTTCCTGTGCATGCACCTACTATATTACCATGACCATCATCATAAAAAAATGCAGTAGTATTTGGAACTGATACATTTGATCTTTTATCATTTATTGTATCTACAGGTAATTTTGCAGGAATAGCAGCTTCTATATCACCTACAGCCATACTAATAGCACCAACTCCAAAAGGTGTAGTTCCACTTGCAGGTGCAGTTATTGATATTGCTGATGTTGATAAATGTTGTCCTGATGTAAATCTTATATCACCATCTACTATACCAACAAAAACTTTTTTATTTAAAAGATTAGAACTTGTTGTATAAAATTGTGCATCTAGTGCTGCTTGAATCTTTTGTATTAATCCATTTACACCACCAAAATTACCATTAGAAGAATCTGTTGTAAATGTTAGTGTATGATCTGATCCACCATCTACTGCTATATCAAAAGCATAAGCAGTTGATGCATCTAAACCTGTAGATGTTGATGCTGTTATCCCTGATAACCCTAGTTCTTGATACCCTGCTTCATAAAACTTGCCTGAAACTGAACCTGCTACAATTCCATCTGCTTCACCTTCAGTTCTACCATAACCAAAAAAGTTCATAGCTTTAAATCTACCTGATGCATCTGTTTGTGCAGTAGAAAACTTATCAAAGTCTGCATAAGCATTAAAGAATGGAAATCTAATTGCAGTATTATCAGAATGTGATGCTTTAGCTGATCCATGTGTTCCTCTTATTACTGTAAGTGTATCAGAACTTATACTTTCTACTTCCATTATTTCATTTTCTACTCTTATTAAATCACCTACTTTAAAAAAATCTGCATCATCTACATCTATTTCTGTTTCTGTTCCATCAATAGCTTCTGCAACTAATTGTGCATCACCACCTGCAGGGTTATTAACTGCAACATACATATTAGAATCAGGTGCTTGGTTTGTAAGTTGATAAGCATTTGCACCTGAACCATCAGTAGAGCCATAGTTTATTTGCCTAAAATTTGGTAGCATCATATAATCACCAACAGCTAGTAAAAATGTTTGATGTGAAACACCACCTGATCCATCTGTATTAGTATCAGGAGTTCCTTGTGACCATTGCTCTGATTTTATTTGAACTTCAGCAGACACTATACCTGTGTTTTTAATTATCAATGTTTTACAATCTTCTAAAACAGATTGACCTTTTGAACCACCAAGCACCAATGTAATAAAACCATTAACATTATCACATTCTTGCCTTACATTAAAAACATCTTCATACTCACCTGTTTTTGTTGCAGTTAAAGTATCTCCCCTTCCTGTTGTTATACTTGTTGTTGTTGTAAAGCTTGGCATTTCTTCTCCTTATCTAATATGGTAATAAACATCTAAATTTATAGATACATCACTTGTATCTGTTGCATTTTCTATAAATGCTATAACAACTTTTCCACTATCTATATTTGCTGAATCTAGTGTCATAGTTCCTGTTTTTATAGTTGTTGCTGTAGCTGATGCAGTTCCACTAGCACAAACTACACCTGCTGATAAATCTCCATGATTTGAACTTGTATCTAATGTATAACTTAATAAATGCATGTTGGTTGTAACACTTCCATCTGCTGTAACTAAAAATCTTATAGCATCTAATGTAATGTTGTGTTGAATAAACCAATAATATGCTACTGCATCTTCTTGTGCAGTAAGCCCATTAACATCTAATGTTGTTGAGGGATCAGTTCCATTTCCAAAAGCATTGTCTGCTGCTAATGCTGTTTCAAAATGCATGTTATTTGCTACAAGTGGATAATGGTAGCCTGCTGTTGGCGTAAGGTCATAAGTTCCCATAGATTTGTGCATTGTAAGCACATTTGCTAATGATGCACCTGCTTTTACAGTAGAATCTGTTGTGTTAGCTTGTAATATCTGATCACCACCTGCTGTCTGCACATTAAAATTACCTGTAGCATCTAATGCTGTGCTAGTTGGCTTTACACTTAATCCTGCTTTACCTATGGCTACTGCACTTGATACACCATCACCTGATTCTATAATTCTGCTAGAGTTATCAAATCCTGTATTAGAAGATTGACTAACTTGCATTATTCTTTTGTAAAAGTTTGCTAATGGATTTCCTTGAAATGTTGGCATATAATTATCCTGTATAAATTGATGATGGTAAACTTGTTGCTTTTAAAATAAATGGTGGATGTGATACACTATGTGTGCTTCTTAATCCATAAGATAAATAAGCTGTTTTAGTAACACCTGCTGTTGAAAAACCTACATAAAATGTATTACTAGCACCTACAGTAGCTAATTGAGATGCTTCTAAAACCCATTTTACAGTTAGCATATCATCATCTACTTCATCATCTGTAAAATAAACACCACTAAAATCATACTCAAATTGTTGCCCTACTGAATTGTAAGTGCTATTATCACTTAATCCTACATCAATATTAGTATCTGTAGATGATACATTGATAAAACAGCTTAACTCAATCTCTACCTTTTCACTTGGAGGAGTATTAAATGTTATTTGATGTGTAGATGATTCTACAGTTAAGCTGTTTTGTATTTCATGTGTTACATGTACATCTGTTGGCTGTAAATATGTATATCCTATTATTTGACCACCAAGTGAATCTACATATGTTTTTACTGTTCTATTAGATGGTATTACTGCATTAGAATTATCTGATACTGCTGATCCTGCTAATGATGTCATTTCAGAACCACCTGCTATACTAAACTTATCAGTATCTAATGAATCTACATTTGTAATATCATTATCACCAAAATCTACATTACCACTCATAGTTCCACCTGCTAAAGGTAGTTTGGTGCTATCTGATGCAGATACACCTTCTGTAGAACCTAATACCTCTAAATCTTTTACCCTTACTTTTTCTGTAGATATTTCAAGGGCTGAAACTTTATCACCTGATTTAACAGGTCTTAAATTTTCATCTATAGTGTTTTGCAAGGTTAAATCATTCATATTTTTTTATCTAAATCTTTTATTAATTGCTTCATAGCATCAATCTCATATTGCATATCTTCACATTTTTTTAAAGCCTTTTCTGCTGCTAAATCTGCATCATTAGGCAACTCCATGTATTTAAGCATTTTATCTAATTTAAATACTTTCATAATGTGATCTGTAATTTTAGGCATCACATACTTTAAAACCATAGGCATAAAAGAAGCAGACATCACTTTTTATTCATATCCTCAATAAGTTCTTTTAATGCTGATAAAATTCCTTCTGCAAGTGCAATTTCATCCTTTTCTTTGACAAATGGAATTTCCACTTTAGATGCTATGTTTTTAGCTAATTCTTTTTTATTAGCTTCTAATTGACCTATAACCATATTAATAGCCATACCTTTTATTGCTTTAACTAATGCTTTCATTATTTACCTTTCATTGTTAAGTCTATATAAACTTTTAAATCTGATTTTATTTCACTACACCACTTTTTAATCTTTTCTGTATCATCTCTTTCCTGATCAAAACGCAGATGCATTTCTTTTTTTACTTCATCTAATTCTTTTAACAAATGATCATGGCGTGTATCAAAGCGATTTAGTGTTCCTTCAACCTTGTCTTTTAAAATATACCTCATAACCCATGCTAACATCCCCATAGATGCTACAGCTATTGCAATAGGAAAACCTAATTCTTGCACTAATTTTATAGCTTCATCTGTCATTCACTAAACATCCTTCTTTTAATGTACTCTATATCATCATTATTATTTCTGATATTTGCTTCTAAATAATCTAATCTTGTATCTTGTTTTATATCACTTGGTATAGGTGCATCTTGTAAATCTTTAATTTCTTTAATTGTTTGTGTATTTCTATTGGCTTCATTTTCAACAAAAGACATTCTAGTAGTAAGCTGACTATATCCCCAAACCATAGCAGAAATAAATCCAACCACTTGTATAATCATAGGCAAACTGATATTTAAACTTGTTTTATCACTAATTCTATTATTCATCTTTGTCATTGCCGTATATTAAATTTTTGCCTTGAACAATTTTAGAATCTTTACCCTGTATTCTAATAGATTTGTCATCCATTATGATTTCTTTACTACCTTCATTTGAATCTGTAATGTGTGTCACAAGTTCTTTAGCAATAGATACAAGTGGATCTTCTTTTTCTGCACCTGTAATTCTTTGTAATACTGTAATAAGTCCAATAGTAACAGAAGATACAAGTCCTGATATTACTGCTAGTTGTGATTCACCTAATGTTTTTGCTGAATAAATTAAAGCACCCACCATAAGACAAATACTAGGTAAAGCTAGAATAGAAACTACATAAATAGCCCTATCCTTCATAATTCTTTGCTTTACTTCTCTCTGCTTTATTTTAGCATCTATATCTTTTTTATTCATTTTTTAAGACCATTGCCTGTTAGCTTAACCATTAAATCAATGAGAGTAGTCATTTGTTGATCTCTTGCCTTTGATTCTTGCCTATGTTGCTCTCTTTCTTTTTTTGAATTATCTATAAGTTTAATTACAATCGCTTCAATTCTTGTTGCATTATCTTGAAGCTGTCGCATTAAATCATTAGCTAACCATTTGAAAAGATGAACTGCTCCCCATGACATGCCAAGTAGCATTACCACAGGAAGCCCAAATTTTTCAAGAAGCCCTGTCCATTCTTCCATTAACCATGATCTCGGACAATAGTGGCAAGTCTATTTGCTCTATTTGGTGTTTGTTTTGCCCACAAACTATCAAGCATTTCATCTGCTGCTAACTGCCACTCTTTATCTTTCATATGTGCTATAGCTTTTTTAAATTTAGAAAATCCTGTAACACCTAGTTGGAAACAGCACTCAACAACTACGCCTTGTATTTCAGGAGGCAAATCATCATACCAAGACCATTTATTTCCAAGCTCTAAATGTAAACTTGATACTCTGCCTGCTAATATGTGTAAAGATTCTTCTTCTGTAATCCAAGTAAATCCATGCCCAATAGTCCAAACTCCTTCAGTACACTTATAAGGCGTTCTTTCAAAACCCTCATTAGAGCCAATGCGTTTAACAAGTGATTTAAAATCAGGCATCATTTTTTCTTTTTGCTTTTTTGCTTTGTTTTAGGCTTTGGTTTAGATTTCTTAATTACTTCTTCCCAACCTTTTTCTTTTAATCTTTGCAGTTTTTCAGGAGTTAATTTTTTTTCAGGAAAATCACGAAGTTCTCCCCTGTCTTTAATTCTTGTTCCATTATATTTAAATGTTCTCAATATATATCTCCTTATCAATATGAGGGCAGAACCTCGACATCCCACCCTCATATATTTTAATACACTAACTATTAAGTTTTACTATCTGTTAATGCAATTATTCTTCTATTTCCTGCACTATCTGCTGCTCTTGCAACTGCTCCATAAAGAGAATCAACAGAAATAAGATCAGACATCTTAACATGCTGATAAGACCTTTTGATGTTTTGATCCTGAATAGCCCAATACAAAGCACTATCATGGATTGCAAAACCTCTCAAATAATCATCATCTGTTGATGCACCTGTATCAAAACCATCCCATGCAGTATGTATGCCTGCACCTGCTGCTTGTGCAACAGAGCCAACATCCATAAACACACTATTTGAAGCAATAACAGGCATACCAAGCAAGCTACCAACAATTCCATTTCCACCTTGCAAATCAGAATTTAATCCTGCAAGACCTTGTGTCCATGAATTTCCAAAGTTACTTGTATTTGCTAATGATCCATACGCTTTTGGTGAAAGTACAATCTTCCATCCATCAACATTTCCTGTTTCACCTGCTATAATACCCATTAATGAAGCAAGATGAGCAGGAGTTAAAGCCTCTCCAACTTCTACATTCATTGTAGTATTAGCATTTACACCATCTCCACTTCCAAGAACAGATGTTAATTTTGCTACAACTGTGTACATTAGATGATTATCAACTGCTTTAGCAATAGCATATCCAAGCTGACCTGAATATACTTCAAACATATCATAAGCAGCTTGAACTTTTACTGCATCAGGAAGCCATAAAGGTGCTGCATAATGCTGATCTATAACAAGTTCTGTATCAACACCTGTATCTGTGCCTGAATTGTCTTGTTCTAAAACATCTGCATTTTGTGTTACAGCCTTTACTGTTGGAACTCCAACATGAGGCAATTTAATTTTATCCCCACCTTGCGATTGTGCAATTCCTGATAAATTAGTTCCACATTGTGTCATTACTGTATTTTTATTAAAAGATTCTAATATTGCTTGCCCCCATACTTCAGGTACAAACTCTAAAGCAAGTGTATCTGCATTAGCACCCATAGTGCTTGAGCTATCTACACCACCAATTAGCATATTAGAAGCTAAAGGATTACTTAAAGCCATTTTTTACTCCATTTTACTCTCTATCATCTGTCAAAAGACCTTCAAGTAGAGTTAATTTTATTTTGAATATTGATTTAAAATACTTTTCCAATTTCTTTTTCTGTCTGCTTTTTTCATTTGTGTAAAATCAGTAGGAAGTTGATTTCCAACCGATCCACGAGCAGGAGGAGTTTCAGAAACTGTTGAAGTAATTTTACTTTTTAATAATCGAAGCGTAGAAAGACTTTCTTTTGAAAGAACTTCTGCTTCCTTGTCATCAGATGCAATAGAAGCGATGAGGTTAGTTTTTTCATCTTCTTCATACTTTGAAAGACGATTATATTCGCCTGACAAATGCTCAACTTTAGAATTAAGTTCAGCTATGAGTTCATCTTTTTTGCCATCTTCTGATAATTGTTTTTGCCTTGCTTTTTCATTTGCAGATTCATAATCAGCTAATTTAGCTTGCAATTCTTTAATTGTAGCTTTTTTAGACATTACTTCCTGCAATAAACCATTGTCGGCACTTTCAGGTTTATTCTCTACCTGTAATTCTAGGCTTTCTTGTACGTTCTCTTGTACTTTTTCTTCGGACATATCTTTCCTTTGTTTTAGTTATGCACAAGTTATCCACACATTATCCACATTTTCTTGCACAATTCAGATGCCTTAACTTAAATTAATGTAGTTTTAAAATGCAAGTATTTACGATACTTTTGTTGATAACCTTAAAATTTAATTGCATTAAAATTTGGATAAAAGCCTTATTACATACAAAAGAGAATGGTTTGACTTTATGGGGTATAAACCTCATCGTGGTCAATCCAAGTTGCACTTTCCAAAGAAAAAGAGTTCTCGTTTTTTTGTTATTGTATGTGGTCGTGGTTATGGAAAAACATTTGCTTCTGCTAAAGAGGCATCGTTTGTTGCATCTATGCCCAATAAGAAAGTTGCACTTGTTGGGCTATCTTATAAAAAGTCGAAACTTCTATTTGATGAAATATGGCGTACAATGGTAATACCAAATAAGTCTAGCGTTGTAAAATCATCTGAAAAAGATCAATATGTAAGATTTAAATGGGGAAGTTCGATTGAAGGATTGTCAGCAGATAATCCTGATTCTTTAGTTGGTGATGAATACGATTTAGTAGTGCTAGATGAGGCTGCTAAAATGAAACAGGAAATATGGGATATGTATATATCTCCTGCTGTTGGTCGTAGAAATGGAAAAGCTATTTTTATTACAACTCCACAAGGCTTTAATTGGGTATATGATAAATATCTTTTAGGCAAAAAGGACAATATGTGGGAATCACATACTGCTCCTGCATGGGAAAATCATTACGCATATCCCAAAGGCGAACAAAATCCTGTAATAGTTGAACGTAAACGCAATATGTCAAAGGAGGTTTTTGATCAAGAATATGGAGCAAAATTTACTTCTTTTGCAGGCAGGGTATATCCTTTTGATAGGAATCTTGATGTTGGTCATTATCCTTATAACCCTAATTTTCATACTTACTGTGCTATTGACTTCGGCTATAGGATGCCTGCTGTTGGTTGGTTTCAGGTATATAAAGTCGGTGGTGTATCACATATTAACATGATTGACGAAATTATACATGAAGAAAACATAAAAACTGATACATTAGTAGAGCTGATTAAGGCTAAAAAATACAATGTTGTAGAATATTATGGTGATCCTGCAGGTTCACAAGCACAAGGGCAATCAGGGCTTGGAGATATAGAGATATTTCGCAGACATGGTATAATAGTTAAGTCCGTTAGAGATCGTACTTCTCGTAATAAACCATCAGGAGAAAGTCATGTTAGAGGATTTATAGAAAGTGCTGATGGTAGTAGAAGATTTCATATTGACGAACATTGTAAAGGCATACAAGAAGATTTAGAAAGTTTAAGATACCCTGAAAGCACAGGCGATCTTAAACCTGAAAGTTTAAAAGATGGTTATCACGATCATGGTTGTGATATGGTAAGATATTTTTTCATAAATAGGTTTCCTATTAAAAACAGAGAGGTGAAATTAATTAAAAGATGATGGATTTAATACAAGAATCAATAAAAGAATTAAAGCTAGCTAACGCAAAAAGTCGTGAAGATCATATTGAAAAGCTACTTGACTATTATAATGGTAATAATACTGCCAACTATATATCAAGTATGTTTTCAGGTGCTACTTTTAGGGAAATACCTCCTGTGGAAGCCAATATTACACGCAAATTTATTAACAAGATGTCAAGAATATATACGATAGGTGCTGTAAGAAACGCAGGCGATAAGTACGATGGACTTACTATATATAAACCTGCAAGAATGAAGCATGTAGAGCGTATGACTAGACTTGTTGGTACTATTGCAACTAGAGTTGTTTGGAACGAAGGTGGATCGTCTCCTGTAAATAATGGTTCTCCTTTTTTTGACTATAGACCTGTTTACTTTTTTCATGTCTTTTTTGGTGATGATCCATTTGTTCCAATTTCTATATCTTATCCAATGTTGCAAGCTGTAGAAGATGCTTCACAAGCTCCAAAAATGCAATACGCATATTGGGATGCAGAAAAATACGTTCACATGGATGAAGATGGTAATATATTAGATGAAATACCACACAATTATGGTATTTTGCCATTTGTATTTACACACAGAGAAAATCAGACAGATAGTTTTTATGTTGAAGGTGCAAATGATCTTATTAATACAAATGAGCATGTAAATATTGCAATGACAGAAATGCAACTCGGACTTCGATTTCAAATGTTTGGGCAACCTGTAATGACAGGAGCAGAAATGGGTAATAATCAGCGTACAGGTTCAGATGTTACTTTAGAACTTCCTGAAGGTGCTAATTATCAGATTGTTGCACCACAAGGTAATGTAAATGAAGTTATTGAAAATATTAAGTTTCTTGTAGAGTTAGTTGCTCAAAATAATCATCTTACGATACAATGGGCAGAACAAGGTGGTGAAATGCCATCAGGTGTTTCAATGATGATAAAAGATTTAGAAAGAAATGAAGATTATCAAGACGATTTGGCTCTTTGGAGAATGTATGAGCAGGATTTTTATTACGTTGAACGTCAAATTGCGAGGAGTTTTGGCGTAAACTTACCTAGCGAAATGGGTGTAGATTTCAAAGAGCCTGAATATCCAAAAACTGTGCAAGATCAAATCCTTTGGGATAAACACAGATTAGAACTAAATTTGATAGATGAAATTGGTTTATTAATGGAATATAACCAAGACTTAACTTTAGAACAAGCAGAGCTAACTATTGCCGCAAACAAACAAAGAAACCAAAAACTCTCAATCTTTGAAGCAGCACGTCAAGCAACTCAAAGAGCTACAGAACTTTAATATAAGTTTAGAGGGTAATATTGAAACAATTTTAGACAACCCACGAGAGTGGGCTGAAAAATTTGCTGAAAATATTATTATGAAAGAAATGCCTAGATATTCTAAAGCTAAAAATTTAGGTGAGAACTTTGCTAGAGAAATTATAGATGATTGATATAAAAACAACTTTTGATTTTGGCAAGTTAGAACGAAAACTGCCTGATATTTTAAAACATTATAGCAATTTAGGTGCAAAAACATTAGCAGAAGATGCTAGAAGAATGATAAAAGAAGGCAAATTAAGGAATGTTACAGAAGGCACTATGGAGATTGCAAGAAAAGGCTATTCTAAAAAAAGAAGTGGTGCAAGAAAAGGAACAAAACAACAAGCTCTTTTACATTCAGGAAATGCTTTAGCATCTATAAAGGCAATAGATGGAGAAGTTCATGCAGCAGGGTATTTAAAGTATCATTTAAACGATTATATAATTGTAAGAAATTCATGGACTAAAAAGTTTACACCTTACATCATTGGGAAACCTGTTCCTGCTAGAAATCCATTTTTTACACCAAAAGGAAATTTAAGAAAAAGTGCAAATGAACGAATGAAAGCACATATAAAAGCAATACATCGTTTAATATCTAAACATTTAAAAAAATAATGGCTGATGAGACAGAAAATTCGCAAAATCTTAAAGAAGAAGATGAAAATGTCCTCTTGTGGGCAACACTCGGAATTGGATATGGAATTGATGTCTTTGTTACAAGAATTGAACGAGAAATTGCACTATTGCGAAACGCAGGAGTTTCAGAGCGAGAAATCGTTAATATTCTTGGAAATGATCTTGCCACAAATGGAAGAATTTTCGGGGAATTTCGAAATACCCTTAAACGTGGAATTGTATCAGCAACTATGCATGCATCTCGACTTGGACAGGATAGAATTTATGGGGATAGCGTAGATATGCAATGGGTATCTGTTGGAACTCCAAGAATATGCGTAGATTGTCAAAAAAGGGTTGGTCAAGTAAGAACGTGGAATGAATGGGAAGCTGTTGGATTACCTGCTAGTGGTTTTTCAGTATGTAAAGAGTTTTGTTACTGCCAACTTATCCCTTCTTCGATTTCGATGCCTTCATCTGTAACTCTTTAGCAATAATACTATCTCTCCACGCTTGTTTTTGACCTGCTGTAGGTCTTTTTCTAGGCAACGGATCAATTCCTACTGCTTTTGCCCTTTTAAGCCACTTATGTTGCTGTCTGCGTAGTCTGTTTCGGTTTGAAGCAGATTTAGCTTTATTCTGTGCTTTACGGAGCTTTTTAAGCTCATCCATAGCATGCTTTGGACTATTATCTGCACTTCTTTCAGGCAAATTAGCAAATTCAGGCGATAAAGCCTCTAAATCAGACACTATTTCTGCATCTTGTGCATTATCTACCTTAATCTCACCATCTGACTGCTTTAGCCATTTTTCAAAAGGCGAATCAATAGTAATATTTATATTCTTCTGTAATTTACCACTATGCTCTAATACTAATCGTTGTGCCTGTACATTACCTGCTACTGCTTCTCTTACTGCCGCCATAAGCACAGAAACAACACTACCTTCAAAGGTCTGCATATAAGTCTCATACACCTTTTCCCAAAAGTTTGGATTCTTACGCATCTTAATCAAAGTATTGCGATTAATACCAAGCATATCAGAAGCCTCCTGATGAGATATTTCAGGATTCACAGCATACATCTCAATAGCCCTATCAAATACTCCTAGCAACCTTAATTCATCTTTCTTCATAGGACATAATCTACAAATATATCGGACTTATTTCATAATTTTTTTGGAAACACCCTTTTTCGGATATAAAAATCTATATTTTCGAGGAGTGTGATACCCCCATGTAGTATTTACGCCATACGCCTTACCCCTGTCAACAAGTTATCAACACCCCCTTATCATGTTAATAGATTGTGCATAAGTGGACATCTTAAATTATAAATGAGGCATGAATAAACCCATAATATCATACTTTTAATATATCTTTTTTATTATTTGAATACTTACTTAATTAATCTTTTATCTTATTTATTTAGCTATGTATTAACCCTTTATTACTTATATGTATTACTTATGTATTTATATATATGTATAGAGTAGCCCGTTGTTTTGCCTCATGTAAAATATATTTCGAAAATAATACTTGACTTAAGTCTGTAATGTAAAGTAAACTTGACAAGATTTTAAATTTTAAATAACTAAAATAAAGGATAAACATAATGAAAATAAATAATAACTATAAATATTTTGTATATTGTAATGATAGTGATTTAGTAGTTGGTGGCTATGAATATAAAGAAGATGCAATTGAATGTATGGATGATTTTAATGATAGTTGTCAATTACCACAATTCAAAGTATATACAGCTAAACATTTAATTAATAAGGGTTGCAACCCATACAGAAAAAATAATTGGACTAACCCAACATTTAACTAGAAAGGATATATATAATGGATAAAGAAAAAATAAAAGATTTAGTATTAAATGAAGGGTTAACAATATCCGATTTAATAGATGTTGTAATTGATTTAAATGGAATAATTGGAGTTGGTTTAATTCGGTTGGGTGATGATATAAAAGATTATTTATACAACTATAACAAATAAAAAAAAGGGATAAACAAAAAATGCAAAAAATATTTAATGAAATTAAAAAAGAAATTAATTTATTTAATAATGCAAGAAATTATTTATTAGTAGGCTGTTTAAATAAAGAAAATAACATTTTTATTTATGCTGATATTAAACAAGGTATAGATTTATTTGATAATGTTTTAAGGCATTTTAAATATAAATATAATTTAAAAATTACATATTGTACCATTAATGATAAATTTACTTTAACTAAATAAAATAAAGGATAAACAAACATGTATTACAAACAAGAAGAAATAAAAGAACACGCAATTACAATAATTAAAGAAAATCTTAATTATGATGAAAATTATCTTGATAAAGATATATATGATATACATCACGATTTATTTAATACAGATTATTACATTATAGGACGTTACGAGGCTGAAAGATGGCTTGATAATAAAGTTTTTCAAGTTATAGACGAAATAAAAGAATATGAGGAATTACATTTTGGAGAGGTTACAACGAATTTTTCCGAAAGTGAACATGTCGTCAATATGTATGTTTACATAGTTGGGGAACATATATTACAAGATGTAATCAACGATATTAAAAGAGAACAAATAACAAACGATTTATTAAATGATAATTTAACAGATAAAACAAAGGATAACTTTATCAGCTTAATAAATAACTAGCCTAACTGATGATACCTATCGAGGTTGAAACGCCTTTAATTAGGCGTATTAGGATAAACAAAAATAAACGAGGTAAACAAAATGAAAATAACAAAAAATGAATTTTTTAATAATTTAGATAAAATTAATGTATCAAATTATTTAATTGACCACCAAAGGAACATGAACTATTTTATATATAATGGCTTTAAATATTGCTTATGTAGTGAAATAGTTAACAACAAATTAACAGACACATTTTACAAATTTAAAATAACTAAATAAACGAGGTAAACAAAATGAATTACGAAGATTATTATACAGAAAATGAAATAGTAAATATTTGTGCATATTATGGACAAATAAAAGAAAATTTAACTTACAATATGATAGCATTATTAATTGAAAAATTTGAAAATGAAATTTGTAATAAGGTAGAAAAAATACGCCCCGAATTAAAAAGGGTTAAATAAACGTACTTTTTTATCAATGCAAGGTAAACAACCAACTAAACAAAAAACTAGCTTAAATGCTAAAATATGGAGCAAAAAACATGAACATATACAAATCTTTAAATCAATTACTTGAATTATTATTAGATATTAAGCAAGATATGAAAGTAATACATAATATCGAATACTCAACGGCATATATTAAACTGAATAAAGTAATTGCAGCTATTGACAATATTATAAATTTTCAACCCAAACCAATCAAAAAATTTGGGATATTTTCAAAATCTAGCAAGTAATTTATTATAAATCAGCATTATAATTTTGAATTATAATTTTGAATTATAAATTTGATAATTAATTTTAAAAAAAGGATAAAAAAAATGATAGATGCAAGATTAAATGAATTATTAAAAAATTTACATTTTGATATAAATATTTTATTAAATGATGTAGATAGTGGAAAATGTAATAACAATAATTATGTCTTAAGAGCATTAAGTAGTTTGATAAAATATGCAGATGAAAAACTTGACGAAATATAAACAATAAAAAGGAGACAAAATGAAATATACTACATTTATAAATAAGAATCTTGATGCACTACAACAGAATTATAAATCAAGGCTTGAATTTGTGTATGAAACGCCTTTTTTTGAATATTGCGAGTATGTATTCGTTGGATTAAAAAATGGTTGTTATATCCCAAATGAACATAAAAAAAATATTATAATAGGAGATAAATAATGAAATATAAAATTGAAAAAATTGAATATGAAAAAGATTGGGGCAATAATAATATTGGTATGAAAATGGTAGATTATTTAGTAGTACATAATGATGAGGTTATTGACCATTTTGAAACAAGAAAAAAAGCAGAACAATTTATTAAGGAGAATAAATGCAAGAATCAGTATTAGGACACATTATAATTTTAACTGCTATTTTTATAGCATCATACTTAATAACTATTATAAAAGGAGATAAATAAAATGAATCACGTTTGGAATATGAAAAGTTATAATGTTCAGTATCAAAATTATTGCAAAGAAATATTTAAAGATGTTGAATTATATAATAATGTTGATGTTATAAATGAATTTGCTAGATTGGGTTGTATAGATATTTCTTATTCTAATGACTTATGCCCAAGCTTTGAAATTAAAATAAAAAATAAACAATATCAAATAATGTTAGCTAATTCAATAATAAATGACATGGAAAATGAATTGTTTAATGAAACTATAATTAGGCAAATATTTGACAATGGTGAATTATCTAGTCCTATTCATTTATCTGTTGATATATGGGAGATATGGAGTATTATAAAATCAAATATAAGGGATAACTAATTTGAAAATATTAAATCTATATAGTGGAATAGGTGGTAATCGTCAATTATGGACAGATGTTAAGGTTACATCTGTTGAAATTAATCCACAAATTGCTAACATATATTCAGACTTTTACCCTAATGACAATGTTATAATTGGAGATGCTCATTTGTATTTATTAGAAAATTATCATAAATACGATTTTATATGGTCATCTCCACCATGTCAAAGCCATAGCAGTTTTAGGCAAAATATTTGTGTTAGATATAGAAATACAAAACCTGAATATCCTGATATGACGTTATATCAAGAGATTATATTTTTACAATATAATTCTAAATGCAAATGGGTTGTTGAAAATGTAAAACCATATTACGAACCTTTAATACATGGTAAATTAATACAACGGCATTTATTTTGGAGTAACTTTGGTATTGAAAATATTAATATTAAAAATGATGATATTAGAACTGCACAAATACCACAATTACAAAAACAATTAAATATTAACCTAGATAAATATAAACTACCCAACAAAAGACAAATTTTAAGAAATTGTGTTGAGCCAAAATTAGGACTACACGTTTTTAATCAAGCCAAAAATATTAAAACAAATGATAAACAATTATCTTTACTATAATAAAAAGGGTATTTCAATTAAGAGATACCCTTTATTATTATATTTAGTAATTCACCCTGAAGAGGAAATTCACTATTATTTTCTGTTAATTACTAAATAATTCTATTATAAATATGTATTATAATTTATATTTTAAACCTTATATGTATGATAGCTTGGACAGAGCTTACCCACCCCAAAATAATAGGTTCGCTCTGCCCAATTCTTTAAACCTTATAGAGGTAAGACATCATGGACAATCATAGCTATTCAGAACTACGACATGGGCAACTACTTTCAATGCTGAATCATCTATCACGAGGTGACGTTGCCTTCGCCTCACCTTATATGGCTATCGTGAAAACCCCTTTTAGTAACCATTTAAAAACTTGTAACCCTAAAAGTATCGAACCAAACAATTACAAGAGTAGTAATATTATAAATACTGCTAATTATTATGCAAGAATTAATTTAAAAGGAAAGAGCCTAATGCAGTTTGGCAGTACATTAGGCTCTCAAGATAAACAAGACTCGCTCGGTAGGCGAGCATTATAAATTATAAATGTTATGTTATATTTTGAAAGGAATATTATAAATTTTATTATAAATGTGAATTATAATTTGCATAGTTAATTTAAATGTTGTAAAATATAATTGATGCTAATCAGCATTATAAAGATAAACAGATATTTTAAACGGAGTGAAAAATGAATAATATCAAACAAGTGATATGGGATTCAGGCTATAGAAAAGGGTATATTGCACAGCAGCTAGGTGTTCACCCCTCTGATATTAGTTCTTATATATCAGGAGACAGAGTTCCATCTAAAGAAAGAATTAGAGCTATGTGTAAGCTTTTAAACTGCAAGGTCAAGGACTTGTTTCCTGAAGGTTTAAAATGAAGGCATTTAGAAAATTATTAAAAAGATTTATAAAAACAAACAATAATATTGAATGTTGTAATTGTAAAAAACCTGTTAATAATAAATCAAAAAAAAGAATGTCAAGAAAAAGAAGAAAAGAGCTTTATAGTTGGATGGTAAGAGCAAAAGCAGTAGGAATCCCTTTGCTTCCTGCAAGAAGACCGACTAACAAAGAAAGACGAGAATGGGAATATAAAATTGTTGAAGCTGAAATGGAAACTTTAAAATAATTGTACTCTGCGTACAATATATTGCAAAAATGAAAAATAATATAAAAAAATATTTAAAGAAAAAAGAATTGATGCCTAAATGGGTAGCAGAAACTATTGGGTGTAGCAAGAGTACAATGTATAAGTATATTACAGGCGAGAGGGAGATGGGTGTCTTAAAGGCAGTAAGGCTTTCAAGAATACTTGGATGTAGCGTAGAAGATTTATTTATAATAACAAAACAAACAAAGGATAATAAAAATGATAAACAAAAAAAATAAAGATGAAGCTGTTGGTTATATTTATAAAACTAAAGATTATGATAAATTTAGTTTTGTAGATGGAAACAGGAGTATAAAACCAAATGTTGTAGAAAAATTGTATAATTCTTTTAAAGAAGTTCAGCTTGAAGTTCCATTAGTAGTTGATCAATATTATAGAATATATGACGGACAGCATAGGTTTACAGCTCTTAAAAGACTTAAAATGCCTATTTATTATCAAATAATTGAATCAATGACACTTCGTATGCTTCAATTATTAAACTCAAATCAATCTAATTGGTCAACTGCACAATTTTGTGATTCTTATTGCGAGCTTGGTTATGCCGAATATTATAAATATAAGGCTTTTAAGAAAAAATATGGTCTTGGAGTAAGAGAATCTTTAAACTTTTTAGCAGGAGAAAGTGGAAGTGCAAACCTTGAAACAATGTTTAATGATGGTGTATTTATTTGCAAGGATTATAAAAATGCTGTTCGTAAAGCTGAAATGTTAACAGAATTAAAACCATACGTTAAATTTTATAAGACAAGAACTTTTGTTAATGCTATGGATGTTTTATTTAATAGTAAAGTGTATGATCATAGCAGGTTTGTAAGAAAAATTAAAAAACAATCTGCTAAACTGACACAGCAAACAAAAAGAAATGATTATCTTAAAATAATAGAAGAAATCTATAATTGGAACGAATTAAATAAAAATAAAGTTAGACTATTTACATATTAAGGAGATAAACAATGAAAAACAACACACTACAAGAGTGCTTAAATTATATTCAAATAA